CCCAAAAGAGCTTATTCCGACTCGTGGAAAGGATGGAGCAAGGCGAAATCGTGAATACTCGACAGTTAAGAAGCGATGGACGCTTTGGAAGCACCAACTCGATAGCGGAATGTCGATGAGCGAGCTTGCGAGGGCTTGGGGAGTCCACAGAACAACCATAATGAACGCAAGGAGCCGTAACTTTGCAGTTCGCAAGGCCAAAGGAGGCTCAAGATGATTGCTATGGTCGAAGCAGAGCAGTTTGAGTTGCCTTTTATGAGGACAACGCACCCAGTAAAGACAGAAGGCCACGACCAGAACGCTCGCATCCTAGCCCACTTGCAATCTGGACGAACACTCACGGCTTTGGAGGCACTCGATTGGTTCAAGTGCTTCCGACTGGCGAGCCGAGTTTGTGATTTGCGAAAGGCTGGTTACGATGTGCAGAAGCGAACCATAAAGACGAACAGCGGCAAGAGTGTTGCGGAGTATTACCTATGAATGGGAAGTCTGAAAATTTCCTTCGTCACGCCATTAAAAATCAGCTTTCCCATTATTATGTGAACGGAATTAGCAAAAGGCGATTTAAAAATGGGTTACTTTCTGCAAATAGAGCATACAGAACAAGAACAGCCAAAAACAAAAGCGTGGATTTTGAGCGTGGCTATGCACTAACTGACGGGAAAAGAAACATCTTAAAGAGGACAATGATGACCCCCGAAACAGCATATCAAAGGAATAAGGTGACGAAGGTGGTTGGGCTGGTTTGGGTTGTGTGTGATTACCAAAATTAAGAGAGTTGAATAACCCAAAACTACCCCTTGCATCAAATCAGACTCAAACTACCTTAAAAACTCAATGAACGAATCTTATGTAACCGCAGAGGCCAAGGCCAAGGGCATTCTTTCTGACCGCTACCCCGGCAAGGAACTGGAAAAGCTATACGCAACGACTCGCAACCAAGCGACCATTGATATGCTTCGAGATGCCGTGTTCACTTTGATTACTAACGAGATTCCGACTTGCACGATTGCAGAGGTGCTGAAGAAAACCCACGGAGCAATCCAGTACCACCTTCGATATTTGGAGGGCAGGGGCAAGATCAAAAGGCCAAACAAGCGATGCCATTGGACAGAGGTAGAGGCAAGTCCTAACCCATCAGATTGTGATTTGCCGAAGGACGCATTTGCGATTGACCACGAAAGCCCACAGCAAATGGGTTGGGTGGGTGGAGATGGGCGGCCATAAGGCAATATGAAGATTAACAAGATGGAGGCCAAGGCAATCGAGGCACAGATCGACAAGCTCAAGACCCCGATTGACAACGCAGAGGGCAAAAGAACCAAGGGAGACGAATCACCCTCAAGACGCTACCGCCATTTGTGCGAGCGTCTCCATTTCTTAACGATGAAAAAAGCCATCATAATCCTAGCATTAGCAATCCTCGGTTCGGTGCAGGGGGCAAACATAATGATCGAGACCCCAAAGCCACCAGCCAAGAAAACAATCAAGGCTCGTATCACGGCATATTGGTTGGGGGAGGACGAGTTTGGCTATAAAAGCTCTACTGGAAAACGGTTGGTTTCTGGCAAATCTTGTGCAGTAGACCCTAAAATTATCCCCTACGGAACGACCCTGCTTATCGAGGGCAAGGCATACCACGCTCACGACACCGGGACGGCGGTAATCTCACGGAAGGCATCGGGCAAAACCAAGCTCCCAGTCGTTGATCTTTTTTATGCCACAGAACGGCAAGCAAAGCGGGAATTGGCAAGGGTGGGACGGACAGCACTTGTAGAAATCCAATGAACCACCACCAAGGCCAAGACCCAGCCGACTCAATCTTGGCATCCTACACGCCGAATATGGCCGACCATATCGACACCCTAGAAGATCGTGTGAAGGAACGGCTCGCCAAGATGAAAGCGATGAACCCAGCCATCGACCTCGACCAGCTTGCGAAGCTCACGGCAGAGGTGGTGGAGCAGACCATAAAGCACGAAGGCGATAGCCAGATGTTGAGGCATAGGCGGGACGATACCTTGGACGAGGCACTCCTAGCCCTAGCCAGCAACCGAAGCCCAGACAGCCTAACCTCAATCGCAAAGCGTTACATCAACCCCTCAACTGGCAAGCCATATACCAGAGCGGCTATCTCGGCTCGCCTTACGGAGTTGAGCCAGCGAACTGGCCTAGTTTTACGCATCCAACGGAGCGAAAGGGTACGCCAGATTTACAAGGAACGAGCCTTGAGGGTTCATAAGAAGAGGCGGGAAGAATGCCCAAAATGGAACAAGGAAGCGTGGGAAAAAGGCATAAAAAAGCGAGGAAAAAAACGGTGACAACTGGGTCAAAAGTAGTTTGCGTGGACGATAGATTCCCACCCGACATCCTAGCCTTTTACAACGCCCTACCAATCAAGGATAGGCAGTACACCATAAGAGGCATAGGTATAGGGGTAGGCTTGAACGGAGAGGCAGGGGAAGTGGTGGTGTATTTGGAGGGGCTAGAGAACCCCTGCTCAACTGTCCCGCCCTACCCGGAGCGAGGCTTTGCCCAGCACAGATTTCGAGAGATAGAACCACCCGCAGAGGTCGAGGCCGAGGAGTTGGCCGAGGCTTACGCATAACCAAAAGGACATCCCAAAATGAGTGAAAAGCAGATCGGAATGGAGCTACAACGCACGGTCAAGCAGTTAGAAAAGGCTAAGGAAAATGCCATACAACAGATGGGGGAGGCCATCGGATTGGCCGCAGACGCTGGCGACATCCTCCTATCGGCAAGGGTGGAGGGGCTAGACCTCGATGCCATCCAAGAGTATGCACAAATAAACGGTGAGCAAGCGAGGCGGTATGAGCGTGTAGCCAAGGCAAGGCCATCCCTGCAAGCCCCTAGCCCTAGTGGCCTCAAGCAGTTAGCCCTTTGGACTGGGCTACTACCCGACCCTATTGAGACCTCGAATCCCAAGGCCGAGCAAGCGTGGCATAGCTACATAATCAAGGCACGACAATGGCTCGCCCGAAAGAGCGTAACCCATTGGACACCAGCCCAAAAGAGCCAGTTCCTTGATGAAGCACGCCCCATAGTAGAGGCCTACAAGGAGGCAGGGGGGGAGCTATGACAAAAGGCATATGTGACTTACGCAAGTTTTTACACAAGGCACAAGTGCGACTTACAGAAGCAGGGTCGTTGATTATAGGGTATTTACGCATAAGTAGGCGTAAGTTGTTGATGCTAGGGTACTTTAGGAGACTCCTACAAGGCCAAATCCTCCCAAACAGGTTCCGAGTGCGACTTTTTTGTGAGAGTTGACCGAAGAATCTTTATGTCAAACACTTACACCATAAATCTTGCGTAACTTTTTTAACAACTATGAAATACCCCTGCTTGCTTACCAAAAAAATCAACGAAATTTCTTCGGCAAAATATAACCCAAGAAAAATTACAGACGAGGCGATGGGTCGATTGACCAAGAGCCTAGCGGAGTTTGGAAACATCCAGCCGATCACTTGGAATGTGCGAACTGGGAATGTTGTCGGAGGCCACCAAAGGCTCAAGGTCTATAAGGCGATGGGCAAAACCGAGGTGGATGTGTGGGCGGTCGATCTGGATGAGCAGAAGGAGAAGGCGGCCAACATAGCCCTCAACAAGTTGAGTGGAGAGTTCGATATGCCGATGCTCAAAGATATCCTAGAGGAAATCGATACTGGCGATCTGGATATGGAAATTACCGGGTTCGGGATGGATGAGATTGCGTTGATGATGGAGGACGCACACCCAGAAGTAACCGAGGACGAAGTGCCAGAAGTTCCAGTCGATGCTATCACGAAGCCGGGTGACTTGTGGCTACTTGGTGAACACCGAGTTCTTTGTGGGGACTCAACAAGCGAGGCAGATGTATCTAGGCTTATGAATGGCGAGAAAGCGGATATGGTTTTCACCGATCCTCCTTATGGCGTTAATTATGATGGAGGACACGCAACAGATAAGCGTAGGGAAAAACTTAAAAACGATAACTCTACGCTAATCTATGATGACTCTGTTCCAAATATGTTTAGGCATTCGAAAGATGAGGCCGCACTATACTTATGGTTTGCCGCAACCAAGTCGCTCCAAGTCCTCCAAGTCCTCCAAGTCCTCCAAGTCCTCCAATCAAATAATTATGTGATTCGCAGTTGGCTCATCTGGAATAAAAATCAAGCTCAATTCGGAGCTATTGGGGCACAATATAAACAGAAGCACGAACCCTGCTTATATTGTTTCAAAAAAGGACAAAGCCCATATTGGAACGGCCCGAACAATGAGGTTTCTGTTTGGGACGAAAAGCGTTCAAGAATAAACGAGTTTCACCCGACACAAAAGCCAGTAGAGCTATCTGCAAGGGCATTAACAAATTCTTGCCCAGCAAGCGGGCTAGTTCTCGATCTATTTTTGGGTTCTGGTGCAACTCTTATTGGTGCAGAACAAACCAAACGCAAATGTTATGGAATGGAAATCAGCCCCAACTACTGCGATGTGATTGTGAAGCGATGGGAAAACCTTACTGGCAAAAAAGCCACGCTTGCCAAATGAATGAGGACTATCCCTCCGCAGTTACCCTAGCCAATGATTACACAAAAAGAACTTCGAGAAAAGTGGGGCATCGATGCGGGGCAGTTGTCTCGAATGGTAAAGCGGGGTATGCCCCTCACCTCCGAGTCAGACGCTCAAAGATGGAGGCTCGCCAACCAGAAGCGGGTGAGCAAATCACAGATAGCCCGAACACCATCCCCGACCTCATCAGAGCCATTAAAAGACTCGGATGCCGAGTCATACAAATCGAAAACCTCGCTTGGCAGATTGAATCGAGCGAAGCAAGCCGAGGTAGTTGCTTACTCATTGGTAGCTACGGCGGCAAACAATCAAAACCCAGTCGCTATGCGAGCCGCAGTTCAAGGATGGGGCGAAGCAAAAAAGCGAGTGGCAGAAGCCGAAATGGAACACGCTCGATTCGAGGAAGTAACCAGAGTGCTAGTCAGAATGGACGAGGTGCGAGAAGTATTCGGCAAATGGTTGGGGGCAATTAGAAACCTAATGGATGCTATGCCTTCGAGCTTGGCGGCCAGAGCAAATCCTAGCGACCCAGAATGTGCGAAGAGGGCTATTCAAGAGGGCATCGATCAAATCTTTGTTACGATTCAGAAAGCAGAAGGAGCATTCAAATGAATGAGTGTTTTTTAATTATTATAGTGGGCATTGGAATTGTTGGAATTATACTCCCTTACTTTGATGACCGATGAAACGCACACCCCTTAAACGCAAAACCCCACTCAAACGAGGTGGGAAATTACGCCGAGTATCTGCAAAGAGAAAAGGCCAGAATGAAGTGTATAAAGATGTGCGAGAGAAGTTTCTAACAAACAATCCAGTCTGCCAAGTCTGCAAGTGCAAGATGGCGAGCCAAGTTCACCATAGGCGAGGAAGGTTCGGGGATAGGCTAAACGAGGTAGAGTTTTTCTTGGCGGTGTGTTTCGAGTGCCATCATCAAATCCATATGAACCCCGCTTGGGCGTATGCGAAAGATTATTTGGTTAAGAGATGAACCAGATTGATGAGGCCAAGAACTTCGCTCGTCTTTTGTTTGAGCCAAGGGAACAACTCTCAATCCCAGAATGGGCAGAGAAAAATCTAACCCTTTCAGCTAGGGTAACGAACATACCCGGAGCGTACTCGACAACGCTCACGCCCTATGTCCGTGAACCGCTAGAGGCTTTTGGCGATGACTCGATTCGTAGGGTGGTGTTGGTATGGGGGGCACAAACAAGCAAAACCACAACGATTCTAGCTGGCCTAGCGTATCGAATCGCAGAGCGACCTTGCCCTGCCTTGTGGGTTATGCCCAGCGAGCATTTGGCTAGATCATTCACAGAAACTAGATGGTTGCCGATGATTGACGATTGCCCAGCCCTAGCCAAAGAGAAGCCAGACAACACCGACAAAATCAAAATCCTAGAGCAACACTTCAAGCGATGCTCGGTATGGTGGGCTGGCACTAGCCCCTCGGCTCTTTCTAGTCGCTCGATTGCCTTGTTGTGTATGGATGAGGTGGACAAGTTTCCAGAGCAAGCGGGGTCGGGGCGAGAGGCGAACCCAGTTCAACTTGCGGAGGCACGAGTCAGCACCTACCCAAACCATCTCATCATAGCAACCAGCACCCCCACAACTGCTGACTCAATCATTTGGAGTGAATGGCAGAAGGGCGATATGCGTTTCTACTTTGTGCCTTGTCCTCATTGTGGGCACAAGCAGAAGCTGGTTTGGGGGCAAGTAAAGTGGGACGAGTCGGCAAAGATTGAAGATGGGGTTTATGATTTTAAGCTGGTAAAATCCTCGACCTACTACGAGTGCGAGGGGTGCAAAGAAAAGATTACAGACGGACAGAAAACCAAGATGCTTCGAGAGGGCGAGTGGAGGGCAACCAACCTAAAGGGCGAACCAGCCAGACGCTCCTATCATCTTAATGGCCTATATGCCCCTTGGGTTAGCTTTGGAAGTCTGGCGGTGAAGTTCCTACAAGATAAGCACAATGGAATCATCGGCCTACAAGACTTCGTGAACCGAGTTCTAGCCGAGCCTTGGATGGAACACGAATCAGAGAAGATGGAGATAGTGGCGGGTGATTACAAGATGGGCGAGGTCAGAGTGAATGAGAAACTGATTATGGCTTGCGATATTCAAGAGGCGGGCGGTTTCCACGCTTGGTGCGTTGTTAGGGCTTGGGATATTGAGGGCAGATCGAGGCTTGTGTGGGCTGGTAGGCTAGAGACTTGGGGAGACATCCAAGCCAAGGCAGAGGAGTTTGGGGTGGAATCGAAATGCGTTTTCTGCGATTCGGGCGATCAAACCAGAGATGTTTATTATAATTGTTGTAAGAATGGATGGATGGCGTTGGTCGGTTCAGACCGCACTAGCTTCTCTGAAATTGTAGGGGAGCAAAAACTACAACGCCCATACGCTCGAATTGCCAATGGCGACCCTTTCAGCGGTAAGGCAGTTCAATCGAAGGCAGGGTGGAAGTGGAAGTTCTGCCCAGTCTGGCGTTGGTCAAACCCATCCATCAAAGACATCCTCTCCAATCTAATTAAAGAACCCGGCTACATCGCACTAGATACCCCCGATGTTTGGCGAGTGCATATCGAGGCAGAGGTGAAGGTGAGAGTGAAGAATCCTATGACTGGAAGGGAAAGGCTTGTGTGGAAGCAAGTCGGAAAGCATAATCACTTAATGGATTGCGAGTGTATGAACATCGTTGGTGCGGCCTTGTATGGACGCTTGAAAGTCTCTCCCGCAAGTTTGACAGAAAGTGAGTTTGATAATGGCGAAGGGTGATTTCATTGGCCTACCCCTTGCCACCCTAACTTCTCTTCGTGATAAGTATGTTACTTGTCTTGAGGCGATAGCGGTGGCGGGTTCAAGCTATTCGATAGCTGGTCGTTCGTTCTCAAGGGCGAATCTCGGTGAGGTAAGAGATACGATTGCGGAATTGACCCTAGCCATTCAGTCTGTTAATGGTACTCGTATCCGCACAACTTACACAAAGTTCTCGTGAAAAAAGCCCAACTCAATTTAATAGATAAAGCCGTTGCTTTTCTGAACCCGCAAGGGGCAGTTAATCGGATGATTGCACGGCAGAAGCTCGTCAACTTCTCCTACGATGCCGTCAAATATACAAGGGAACGAAAGGGGCCGAGTTCGCTTTCTGGTGCGGAAGATTACCGAAGCAACTATGACCGAGTAGAGTTGATGAAAAGGGCGAGGGACTTGGCAGAGAATGTTGGCCTTGTTCGCTCCATCCTAATGAAGTTCGCCAGCCATACCGCCGCCAACATTTCCTACCAAGCCCGAACCGAGAACCCCGAAGTCAATACAGAGGTCGAGGCGTATTGGGCAGAGTGGTGGGACAAGTGCGATCTAACCACAAGGCATACTGGTTCAACACTTATGCAAGTGGCGATGATGAGTATGTTGCGGGATGGTGACTTCCTTTTCGTTTTGGTTCGAGATAAGGACGGAAATCTAAAGATTCAAGGCATTGAGGCAGATAGATTGGGAGACCCATTCAAGGTTTATACAAGCCTAGATTTGATCGGTGGAATCCATATTGATCGGGATACTGGTGCCCCAAGTGCCTACGATATTTATAATCGAAGCATCGGGGATTTCTACACCTACCAGACAACTATCCCCTCAAGCCAAGCGTTCCACTTGTTCGACCCGCTCCGCATCGACCAGTACCGAGGAATCTCTGCTTTCCATACAGCCATCAATGATTGCACAGACATCTACGACATTATCAACTTTGAGAAGATGGCCGCAAAGAACGCAAGCTCACAGGCTGGCATCGTGAAGAGGAATAACAACAATGCCTCAGATCTCTCCTCGCTGACAAACGATGAAGATCTCAATGGCAACACGATTAAGCTAGAGGCGATTGAGTCTGGCAAAATCTCCTACCTAGAACCCGGTGAGGACATCGTGTTTCCAGATGGGCCGAGCCGACCAAGCGGAGCATTTGCAGAGTTCCACAAGATTCTATTGAGGAACATTTGCCTTGGCCTTGGCATCCCTTACTCCTTCGCCGTTGACCCTTCCGCTATGTCTGGCCCGACTGCTCGCCTTGAAATGCAACAAGCAGGGCGAACCTTCCGCAGATACCAGAAGCTCCTAGATGATAAAGTGCTTCGACCGATTAAGAACATCGTTATTGCTGACGGAGTAGCTAGGGGATTGATCGAGGACAATGTTGGGAGCAGAACGACTAGGGGTATTTTCAATTTTGGGGCGAATGTCTCCATAGATTTGGGCAGAGAATCCGCTTCCGCAATCTCCGAGTTCAAGACTGGCCTCCGCACCGCCGCCGACATCTACGCAGAGCGAGGCCAAGATTTTGAAAGTGCTATGCGACAAAGGGCTATTGAGGCCAAGCTAGTTAAGGATTTAGCTGGGGAATACGAAGTATCAGCCGACACAATTTCCGATATTGCTATGCAGGGCTTACAGCGAGAAACCCAAGTTCAGACAGCACAAAAGCCAGCCGACCAGCCCCAAGGACAAGAGGGCGATGTGGATATGCTCGGTACGGCTTCACTCAATGGGGCACAAGTCGCATCCCTTATCAATGTTATCAATGCCGTGGCTATGGGTGCAGTTTCCAAGGAGGGTGCAGTATCTATTATCACCGCCGCCTTCCCGACCATCAGCCCAGACCAAGCGAGGGCAATCATCGCTGGGGTCAATGTTGGAACAACCATCCCGACCACCAAAGAAGAGAAACAGCAGATTGGGAAAGACCAAGGCGGGGATGCTTCTGGAGGATCGACACCCCCAGCCCCAGAACCTACTACGCCCCCGACCGCCCCCGCTGGCACTTCTCAAAAAAAAAGTAGTTTAGAGATTCTGGAAAGCCTAGACCCCGCATCTATCAAGATGCTGATTGAGGGGATGATGGGCGGGATTGAGTTGGCAAAATACGATGGGATTGATTTTACCCCACCACAAGGGGCTAGGGATGCCGCTAAAAGAGCCTTGGATGTGCGGGAGACAAAACCACCCAGCCAAAGAGGAATGACCCCAGTAGGCATCGCCAGAGCTAGGGATTTGATGAATGGGGTAAAACTGTCTCCTGACACATTAAGGCGAATGTTGAGCTTCCTGACTCGCCACGAGGTCGATAAGAAGGGCACAAGCTGGGATGAGCAGGGCAAGGGCTGGCAAGCGTGGAATGGATGGGGAGGCGATGCTGGTTACGCTTGGGCAAGGAAAGTGGTTGGGCAGATGGAGGCTAGGGACAAGAAAACCGAGTTCGTTGCTGGCAGGGATTGTGGGCAAGATGAGGGTGGAACTTTCGGGCCAGACAACAAGTGTGCCGTAGGATATGGCAGACCCCCACTCAAGGGGGGATACACCCCAACCCGACCCGGTGGGAAATTCCCCAAGGATTACAAAAGGCCAACGGAACAAGGCAAAAGGGAAAAGCAAAAAAAACAGAAAGACACAACTCCACCGCCCCCACCGCCAAAACTCCCAGAACCACCAAAGCAAAAAGAAAGATCGCCAGAAGAAAAAAGACGAGACGAAATCACAAATACATTTAAGGATGCTGGAATTGAGGCAAACATTCCAGAGAATATAGATAGGGCAAATGATATCGAAAAGTCATTCAAAAATCTAAAAGACAAGGGATACGACATACCACCACCAGAAAGAATCCTAACTGCTGATTTAGGGGAAAAATATGGCTCTGCATTTGCTGGTTCATTTGCAGTTGCAACAACTGGGCAAGATGGAAAGTCGGAAATGATTTTTGATGTTCAGTACAACAAGAGTGGAGATGGATTGGCAAACCAGCTAGATGACTTGGTGGAGGATAAATACTTTTCTTCAAAAGATATATTTGTTCACGAATATGCCCATAATGCACACGGTAAGGCCATAGGAATTGAACAATGGACTTCTCACATTGAGAATGGGTTTGGTTCTGGTCAAATGGCAGATAAAGAAATTCTAACTGCTGGCAAGGTAAGCACCTATGCGGCAAAAGACCCACTTGAATTTGTGGCAGAGGTTTTCTCTGGACACGTAAATGGCGAGTCCTACGATAAAGATGTTTATGAATTATATAAGAAATATAAAGGGCCGAAATTACTATGATGTTTGCACCTAAAGATTTCACAATAGAAAAGCATAAAGAGGCTATGTTGATCTACGGAAGGAACTTGTTGCAACCAAGCCCTAAAGAACTAGCCCGACCAGTCTCCCAAACCCCAGCCCCTCCCAAGGAACGAATCAAAGGCTCAAAGGAGAATCCAAAAGGCACGGCATCCACTAGGAGCAAAGCTGGTGACATAGAGATTTCATCCGAGAACGAGGAGGCATTGAAGAACAAGATTGCCGAGTTCAAAGACAAGCACCCATCAAGGAAAGCCCCTAGCCTTGGAGCATTAAAGAAAGTGTTTCGTAGGGGGGCGGGTGCATTCTCCACTAGCTTTAGGCCAACGATTTCCGGGGGAAAGCCCAACTCACGCAACGCTTGGGCGATGGCTAGGGTGAACAAGTTTCTCAAGATGGCGGGTGGGGGTGAGGTCAAGAAGTCATACCGAGCGGCAGACGGCGATCTTCTTTGACATAACCTCGATGCTTTATGCCCCTACCCATTCCCTCTGCTGACGAATCCGAGCAAGACTTTGTTTCCCGCTTTATGGGAGACGAGCAAGCCATCAGCGACTTTCCAGACGAACAACAAAGGGCGGCGGTTGCCTATTCTACTTATCGGGACGAGGAGATGGAGGAAATGGAGCTGGGAGGGGTGAGCATTTTGGAGGTGGGAGAGGCTAAAGGACACGACCTTTTCGTGGATAAGATCAGCCTAGAGACTGCCCTCAAACTTATGAAGGGAGCAAGGAACGGAATTAAGGTGAAGATCAACCACGGCTCTGGTCTCGAAAGTGTCGTAGCCTTCGCCAGAAACCCCCGCATCGAAGGGGACAAGCTAGTGGCCGACCTCCGCTTGCTCCGCAACTCACCCCACTATGGCCTTATCAAAGAGATGGCATCCGAAGCCCCCGACCAGTTTGGGGTTTCATTGGCTTTCGTGAATGAGTCCGAGACGATTAATGGCAAGGATTATATTCGCCCCCAGAGCATCGCCTCTGCTGATTTAGTTTCCAGCCCAGCCGCCACAAACGGATTGTTTGAGGAGATGGTGAAGTTTATGGAAAAACTCGGTTATGTGCAGGGAGGCAAGACCATCCCAGCCGTAGCCAAAGAAGCCGTGGAGGAAGCTCCACTTGACAAAAAGGACAAATCAAATATGGAAAACAACGATTATAAGAAAGATATGGACGAAATTAAGGTTCGTCTCGCCGCATTGGAAGATGCGATGAAACCCAAAGAAGAAATGAAGAAAGAGGAGATGGCCGAGGAAGCTCCAAAGATCGTCATCGAAAAAGAAGACGAAGATGAAAAAGAGGAGACCAAGGAAGAGATGAGCGAAGTGGTGAAGAAAGTTCTGACCGAGTTCGGCATTAAGCCCATCCCCGCCTCCCCTTCAATCGAAGTTCCTTCCGAGAAAAAGGAAGAACCCAAAACTTTTGAAGCTCTCGTGGCCGCCCATAGCGACTACGGAACAAGCAAGCTCAAGGCGATGAAAGCCGTGATGCTCTCTAACCCAACCGAATACTCCGAGGCTCTGTCTCGTGGTATTACCAAACTATAACCAAAGGATAATACTAAAATGGCAACAAATATTGACGGTGGTGCAATTCGCACCTTTAACTTCGCTTCGGCGATTTCGGCTTACCGATTCGTTCAAATCGGAACAGATGGATTGGCAGTAGCGGCAGTCTCCGGCACGGCTCGTGCAGTTGGCTCTACTATTTCCGATGTAGCGGCTGGTGACAACGGTGCAGTCAAGCTGTTCTACCCAACCTTTTTTGCAACTTGTGATGTGGCGATTGCCGCTGGTGGCCTTGTGGCTACTAGCACGGCTGGCCTCGTGACAACTGCGGCGGCCAATGTTGGCATCGTCGGAGTTGCTCTCGAAGGCGGTGCGGCTGATGCAGTAATCGAAGTCGCAGTTCCCTTAACCCAGTAATTTAACCAACCAAGAAAGAATATAAATATATGGCATACGTAAGTGGTGGTACAACGATTCGAGCAGACATCAACCAAGCGTTGATCGAAGCTCCTCAAGCCGATGTCGGTTTGATCGGTTCGCAACTTCTCCCTTTGCAGAATGTTGATGCAAAGAGCGGAACATACCTAAAGGTTCAACTCGGCGGTGCAGAGTTGCTGACCAACAATGCGGCGGCTCGTGATTCTGGTTCGGGATACAACCGAGGGATTCGCTCCTTCAGTTCTGCGAACTACAGCACGGACGAATTTGGACTTGAGGAGATCGTGCCGGACGATACCGCTAAAGACCTAAACAGGTTTTTTTCGTACGAGGCAGAAACTGCCAAGTTCTTGCTCCGTCAGTTGAAACTCTCCCACGAGAAGCGGGTTTCCGATCTTCTCTGGGCTGGTTCGACTCCCTTCACCATCGCTGACCAGACTCGTGCAGTAGCCTACACGAACACGAACATCGCCACGGTTGATGTGGCTCGTGACGTAGCGGCCGCCAAACTCGCTCTTAACCAGTATGGTTATGAAGTGAATTGTATTGCGATGTCTGCCAATGTGTTTGAGTTGATCAGACGCTCCACCCTCCTACAAAATCAGTTCTTCGGAGTTATCTCCAATACTGGTGCAAGGTTGTTGAGCGAAGCTGAAATTGCGGCGGCTCTCGGAGTTCAAAACCTCCTCGTTGGTCGTGCGGCGATCAACTCTGCTGGCAAGAACAAAGCCTACTCTGGTTCGTTCGTTGTTCCAGATACCAAGATCATCGTAGGTCAGATTGCTGGTGGTGAGTTCACCGCTGGTGGAATCGGACGCACCTTGGTCTGGTCGGGTGACTCGGCTGGTGGTTTCGTTAGCGAAAGCTATCGTGACGAAGCTCGCCGTAGCCAAGTGTTGCGGGTTCGTATGAACACGGACGAAGTTGTGATTGACCCGAACGCCGCCGTTCGTATCACCACCAACTACTCCGCTAGCTAAAGATTGCTGTTGGTTGTTTCCTCTGAAGAAGGGGGAGTGGGTGAATAACCCGCTCCCCCTTTTTCTTTTAATTGACATCCCCTAATAATTAGAAATCCTAGTCTAAATGAAAATCCCTATTTCCCTTTACCTAATCGCTGGAAATGAAGAAGCCCACATCAAGCGAGTCATTGAATCCTTTAAGCCCATCGCAGAAGAAGTTATTGTTTGTATGGCTAGGGGGTCAGCTACGCCAGACAAGACAGAAGAGATCGCCCTTTCGCTTGGGGCTAAAGTCATTCACTACAAGAATAAGAAAACTGATTGGCCTCACATAGACGATTTTGCTTCTGCTAGAAACACAGCCCTAGATGCTTGTAAGAACGAGTGGTCTATTTGGGTAGATGCCGATGATGTAATGGCAGAGGGTGGGGAGAAGGTTTTGCAAGAGGGGTTGGAACAAGCTGAAAAAGTGGGGGCTGAAATTGTTTGCTTTAGGTATCTAGTTGAGAATGCCGGATTGAATCCTATTCGAGAGATGGCCTTACGCAAGGGGTGTGGTAGGTGGAGGAACAGAGTTCACGAAGCCCTTGAGCCAAACGATAGGAACAAGTTATTAGCCATTGATAAAGTGTTTAGGATTCACCGCCCGATTACAAGCAAGGCAGATTCAGCAGATAGAAACCATCGCATCCTAGCAGACGAGCTAACCTCTACCCCATTCAATCTTTACTATCAGCACCAAGAGTTTTTCTTGAGGGGTCAAGTGGATAAAGCGATTGAGGTGGGGGAAAGAGCCTTGGCTTTCCCAGACCTAGACGAGACTCTCAAATATGAGCTTCTATGCAACCTTGGGAGATGCTCGCCAAGCGAGAAGAGGTTTAGATATTTAGGGGAAGCGATTGGAGTCAATCCTATTCGCAGAGAGGCTTATTTTTATTTGATGGCTGAATATTCTGCAAGGGGGGATTGGGCAAAGGCTTGGCATTCTGGAAGGGCTTGTATGGCTATGCCAAAGCCGAATCTTCATTACTGGAATCAAGTTCACGCCGTCTACGACTGGCAAGCCCTCGATGGATACCGGATGGCCTCTATCTGCTACAACCAAAAAGAGGAAGTAGCCAAGCTGGTGAATATGTATCCCAAGCCAAAGATAAGCATTGTCCACGCTACAAGAGGCCGCCCCCAGTTGGCCTTCCAGCGGAAGATGCAATGGCTGGCTTTAGCCAAAGAACCCCTAGCAGTCGAGTGGTTGTTTATGGTCGATCACGATGAGGCAGTTGATTACACCCCGCACGAAGGCAAAAGGGTTAATCCGGGTGGAATTATCAATGCTTGGAACGAGGGGGCAAAGATGGCAAAAAGCGAGGTTATTGTGCAAATGAGCGATGATTGGAGTCCACCGAGGTATTGGGATGCCCTAATTTTGAGCAGAATCGACAACCTAGAGGCCGAAAGGGTTCTGGCGGTATCAGATGGCCTTCGAACCGATAAACTGCTTTGTATGGCTATCCTAACGCAAAAGAGGCTACGGAAGCAGGGGGGGTATATGTTCCACCCAGACTACCAAGATAGTGATGGCATCTATTCAGACAACGAGTTCACGGATAGAGCCTACCAAGACGATTGTGTAATTGAAGCTAGGGACTTGGTATTTAGGCACGAGAACCCTATGTTTGCAGGGGGCAATCCAGACGAACAACTAAAGAATCACAACAAACCAGAATACTACGAGAAAGGAAAAGCTATCTATGAAAAACGCAAAGCAAATAATTGGATGTAGGAAATCAAAAAAGGGGGAGGACACGAAGGGGCTTGGCACAATTACTTTTGGCAAGTCTCGTCTCGACAAAACAAAGTATGTGCTAGTCGATATTACCTATGATGAGAAGGCGGGGAAGGAATTGTATGAGGCTGGGATGATTGCCTTGAAGCACGACCCAGAATCCGTGATTGAGTACGCAATCAAAAAAGCATTAGCTGGGATGGCGAAATGCAAGAAGTAACCATTCACGATTCATTTGGAAAAGCCCTTGCAAAATATAGTGAGGGGCTGGATGTTGGCCTAGAGATCGGGGGAGGAACCGGGGATGGCTCAACTCAATGTATTAGGACAAAAAGGCTATTCAGCATAGAGAACCACCCAGACCGCACCGGAAGGCACTCAATGAATCTATCTGCAAGGGGGGGCGTTGCCATCAACGGCACGGCAACCCTATCAAAGCTATGGATGAACAAAAACGATATCGAGGAGTTTTACCGAACCACCAAAACAAACCTCAACCAATACCCCCTCGAAACAATTTTAGGCTGGCACAATGTCTGCCTAGAGACTGCCTTCCCTTGTTCAACCAACGCCATTGAGGACATTCACTTTGAGCATAAGGTAGATTTCAACTTTGTGCTGATTGATGGCTCGCCCTTTTCTGGTGAGGCCGAACTTCGTTGCGTCCGTCCATTCCTAGCGGAGAAAGCAATCATCGCCCTAGACGATGTGAACGACATCAAGAACTTGGCAAACTACAACAAGCTCAAGGGATTTGCGGAACTGCTCTGGGAGGATTGGTCGGTGCGAAATGGTGCGGCCATCTTTCAGTTATGACGATCGTTCAAATCGGATGCAACAATGGGAAAGATCACATCCTAGATTTTTGCCAAAAGAATAGGGACGGCATCAAGGCGATACATCTTGTAGAGCCAAACCCGGAGGCACTTGAGGACTGTAAGCAGACCTATTCAGATTTCAAGCAAGCCAGATTCCACAACTTTGCGATTGTACCAAATGATGCTGGCTATGTTGATTTGCACATTCCAAGCTCAAAAGCACTCAACGCTCACGCTTCAACATTAAAAAATCACTTAATAGACCACGGCCATATAAGTTTTGATACAATCAATGTGCCATCCATAAGTCTTGCTGGTTTCCTTGATTCAAATAAAATTGAGGAGTGCGACAGACTTTATGTCGACACGGAGGGCTTGGATTGTGAGATCATACTTAATTTTGATATTGCAAAACACAATATAAGAAGAATCGAATTTGAGACTCTGCATTCTGATGGATTTCTAGCAAAGGGACAAAACTATAACTCTTGCATTGAGAAACTAAAAGCCCTTGGCTACAAGGCAACAGAGGCTGGCGAATACAACGAGGCATACGAACTATGAACCATATTACAGCAGACTTTGAAGAGGATTGGTTTAACTCTCCTAATGTCTATAAAATGCTTGTGGAGAATTGCAGGGACGATGGGAAGATTGTCGAGCTTGGGGCGTGGAAGGGCAGAAGCTCGGCATTCCTTGTGGTTGAGGCATATAATAAAAGCCCGAAGATTGAGATTCATATTGTTGATACTTGGGGCGGGAATCCCCTTGATGGCTCGCAAGACAAATCGACTGACCCATATAATAAATTTATTTCTAATATGTCTCTCCTTTGCAGACCTTACCAAGCCCACAGAATGACAACAAACGAGGCGGCAGGGCTTTTTGAGGACGAGTCTTTAGACGCAGTTTTTATAGATGCAGACCATTCCTATGAGGCCGTAAAGTTAGACATTCAAAATTGGATGCCGAAAGTGCGTAAGGGCGGGATATTGGCTGGGCACGATTATACTTCTGCTTGGCCGGGAGTCATAAGGGCAGTTGATGAGATATTCCCAGAGGCTCAAAAAATAGACTATTGCTGGCTAAAACAATGCTAACCATCTTTACCATCGTCCTCAACGGAATGCCCTTTATCGAGAGGCATCTTGCAGAGTTTCAAAAGCTCAAGATTCCTTGGAGGTGGAGAATTGTAGAAGGGGTTAGTGAGCCAGTTGGATGCACCCGATGGTGCAAGCAAGTTCCCGACAAATGGCACAAGGATTTCAAGAGCATAGACGGAACGCACGAATATCTGAATAGCATCCAAGGTGGGAATGTGGTTGTTCATTCTCAAGGCAAACCATTTAACGGAAAGCTAGAAATGATTCAGCAAGCCTTGTTTGGTGTAGATGATGGGGTTGTGATGGAGGTGGACGCTGACGAGATGTGGAGAGCAGAACAGATTGAGGGGATTTACGAATGCCTCAAAGGGGCAGAGGATGGGGCAACGATGCAGTTCCATTGTAACTTCTTTGTGGGAGAAAATAAGCGAGTGGTTACAAGAGAGGGTTTAGGCTCGAACTGGTACGAATGGATGAGGGCTTGGAAGTGGGGAAAGAATGTTTGCTTCACAAGCCACGAACCGCCTCGCCTAAACATCCAGTCTCGCCTAGTTCCAAGGGGAGTGACTGAAACTTGGGGGCTAGTGTTTAATCACTATGCCTACGCAATTCAAAAGCAAGTTGAGTTTAAGGAAGATTTCTATGGCTACAAAGGGCTAGTTGATGGGTGGAGGGAATTGCAAAAGACAATCGGCCCAGTTCGATTAAGCGAATACTTCCCACACCTACACGATAAGAGCGTAGCCGATGACTGCTAAAACAATCAAATACTCACAGAGGCTAGGAGACATCATCCGTTGCCTCCCAGCTTGCAAATATCTAGCCGACCAAGGCCACGAGGTGTTCTTTGATTGCTTGCCACAGTATCACGGCATCTTCGAGATGGTTTCCTATGTAAAGGTTGGGAACAAGGGCGATGTGATAGACCTTGAGATTTGGCCTAACAAATACCAGCAATATCGTTTTTCAAATAAGACTTGGACAGAGTTTGTGTATGCACACCCAGAGATTAACAAGGCAGACCCAAAGGATATTCTATTCGACAAGCTGGACGATGCCCCAGCCAAGGGATTACCAGAAGCCTATAATATGGTTGCCCCCTTTGGGATAAGCCAAGGGCACAAGAGAGACCCTCTACAAATCATAGTTGAGGCAAGGAAGAAGTGCGGTGGAGATAATTTCTTTGTCCTATGCCAAGGCGGTACGGAGATTAAGGGATTACAAACTTACACAGCCCCAAGCATCCCAGAATTGGCTAGGGCAATAAGAGGGGCTAATGAGTTTTGGTCAATAGATAGCGGGCAAATGGCAATCGCCGCTGGGGTTAGGAAAGAAAGTAAGGTTGTGTATTTCCCGCAAACAGTCCAGCCATTCGATAAGGACAATATCTTTATTTGGGATAGCGTAGAGATAAATTGACATAAGGGGTGGGTTTATGGCGGGGACAATCGATACCACCTATTTCTCAACCGATCTTACAAATATGATCGGCGACCTATATACAGTTGTCACCGGGCTTGGTTCTTCTGCTGTATCTGCCTCCATTACTGACTTAACGATTGCACAAGAGCTGGATGTGGGTGGAGAGATTTTAAGGGTTACGCAAAGTATGGTTGTGCCATCATCAGCTATTTCCTCGCCAGTAACTATCGGGGCTTATATAACAGTAGGGACGGCAGAGAGGATGATTGCTGGATACCAACAAAGTGCAGACGGCGTTAGCTACACAATCGATATAGCTGACCCAACGACCTAATGATCTCAATCGAGCGTCAGATTGAGAATGGGCTGGCAACAGCCTTGGCTGGTATTTCTGGCGTTAATATCTACAAAAGCGATACCGAAGGCCAACGACTGCTACCCAACCTAGTAATTCAAGCCTCTATTGGGTCGGAGGAAGTTATCCCCTATTCTGGCGTATTCCGTTGCCCTGCCACAATCACCTACGCAACTAGGGCAGACACAACGACAAGATCAACTTTCGATGCCAAGTTTCAAGAGATTCTGCAAGTGATGTATCAAGAGCCTAATCTAGCTAGTGCTCTAACCACGGCCACGCTCAAGGTGTTTTTGGCTAATGTGACATCAGAATCGCCAGACATTAGGGCAGAGAATAGGACTTGGGCAAAAACCATGTCCATAGACATTTCCTGCACAAGCATATGATTAGCCCCCAGTTCAAGATAGAAGATGCCTTGGCGAGCCTATTAACGCCAATTTCGGGGCTTAATGTGTGTATAGCGAATAGAAGGGGGTTAAGGCTATTCCCATACGCAACGATTAAGGCTTCTATCGGAAGCCAGCAAATCATCCCCTACTCTGGTGTATTTGAGATTAGCGTAGAACTAAACTATTCAGATTCTGCCACACGGACTACCCAAGCCATATTTGATGACAATTATTACAGCATCTTTTCGACACTATATAGCAACAACAACACATTGAAGGAAAAAGTCCAAGATAAAGTAACTGATTTGAAGATATTTATGGGCAGAATCACAAGTCAAGCCCCAACGATACGAGCCGATAAAAGGGCTTGGCAGAGGGGGCTTACTCTTTCATTTATAGTAACCCCAGACCCAACGGCTGATGGAACGAGAAATTATGACTTCTCGGACTTCTTAAATAGCTTCTATCTCGGCACGATTTAACAAGGAGATTGAAATATGGCACTATCCATTTTAGACGGCAACCAGTCAGCAACCACGCTTTCCACCATTGTAACGAGTGGGCAACACATTACCGCCCATACGGTTGTTAGCCTTGGGACGCAAGCCGTTGCAGATATTACAACCGCAATTAGCGGGAGTACGGTATGTGTTGGCAATCTTGGCCTCTTGCAATCTACTGTTGCAACAGAGGGGCTTACTGCGTCTGGTGCTTTTATTAAAATTGGTGGGCATGCTGGTACATCTACAACTGGTAATATAGCTCACGTTTCCGCAATCGGAGCTTTGCGGGTGGACGGTTCATCCTTTACACAGCCAGTTTCGATTGCGTCAGTCACAATCGGGAACACAGTTACAATTGCTGGAACAGTCACAGCCAACCCAACTGGAACACAGACGATTGCTGGAACGGTGACGGCGAATGTTTTTGGTAAAAATGTAAATAGTTCTACTCTTCAACAGATACCAATTATTGGCTATGATGAAGATATAACAGCCGCTAGTGATCAAATTGTAGTGCCAGTTCAGATATCAAATAACGATGGGACTATTGGCTCTGCTAACCCTCTCCCCATCTCTGGCACGGTGTCCCTAGGAATACAGCAATCGGATGATGCTGATGCAAATATCAAATTCATCCCGATAGGATACGCTACAGTTGATGGCGGTGGCCAGTTAGACCAATGGACAGCCGTTGATCCATTAAGCCCGCTACCAGTTTATTTCCCATCAAATAATCCTCTCCCCGCTGGCACAAACCGCATCGGTGTGGTGACGATTGGAGCAGGGACAGTCACCATCGGAGCAGGGACGGCACAGATCGGAGTCGTAACAATAGGGAATATCCGTCGTTCGACCGATGGAGCTACAACACAACTTACCACAGAGGTTGGAAGCGGATATCTTGAAGTAAGAAGTTATATCGGAGCAGGGACGGCACAGATTGGAAGCGTCACCGCATCTATCAGCGGGACGGTTCCCATCAGCATCTCCTCCGTTACGGTCGGCAATTCGGTCACCATCGGCTCGCTCCCTGCGATTAGTGGGACGGTCACGGCAAATGCTGTATTACCAGATGAACTTATTGAATTGTTTGATGAAAACTCTGCAACTAAATGCGTCTCTATACACATAAAAGATGATTCCAATAATATAATTGGAATAAATGCAACCCCTCTTACCATCTCTGGCACAGTCACCGCCGCCTCCTTCGCCGTCCAAGGCACGGCAGTAACCACATCTAACTTTACCAGCACAACGGCCTCTACCGTGCTGGCTGGTTACAATGCGACAAGGGAAGTACTAACGATTTTTAACGAGGGAGCTGGCAACCTTCATATTTGTGCTGGGGCAACTTGCACCACTATTGCCTATCAAGTGCGACTATCTGCGGGCGATTACTACGAAGTGCCAAATCATCAAACCAGTCTCACGCACTCTGCTGTATTCGCCACGGCTGGAACGGCACGAATTTGCCAAGTTAGCTAGGAGTAGGCGATGCCTCTTACTAAAGCCACCCTTCAATCTACTGGGCCTTTTGGTAATCCAGATCAGATTGGATACATCAACCCATCCTTCTACGATGGGACTGGATCACTATGTATTTTGCCAGTAACAAACTCACGATTTGATGCGACTGGAACTGTTGGGTTTGGTGTTAGGGCAATCTTTTTTTATAGATTTTTCATATCAAAACCCACAACTATTAGCGGAGTTTCACTAGCATTCACGGCAAACACAGCAACCACAAAAACCATTACATCAATTACGGAAAGTAGTGGTACTGCCACCGCTACCTCAACGGCTCACGGCTTTGTGGCTGGCGATAGAATAAGAATTGCTGGTGCTACGCCATCAATCTATAATGGGACAAAGGTAATTCTAACTGCCCCAACAGCAGATACGTTTACTTTTGCGGTTACGGCTGGGACTGGTTCTGCATCTGGAACAATTACGGCAAGAGAGTTTGTTGGTTGTTCAATTTATGATTACGACGCAAGCAATCTTCTTCCAAAAAATAAATTAATTGATTGTGCCATATTGCCATCAACTTCAAATGTAATTACAAACTTTGATTCAAACATAACTCTACCCACAGGAATGTGTTGGGTTGGGTTTGGATGTTCAAGAAACTCTAATAACAATACTTTTGCAACTATTGTGCAGGGCGATAACAGCACATCAATGGTTAACAGTCTTTTATTTGGAGAAAAAACTGGGTCTTTTTCACAATTTCGCGGTGGGGTTGGGGTTTTTGCTTATGACAATGTTGTAAACCCATCGCTATCTAATGGAAATTCTGGCCACGCTCCATCGCTAACTGCTGGTCTTCCAGCAAATCAATCGGCAGTAGTCGGAATTGCGTCTAATGCATCAGCAGGAAGCGATTGGCGATGTAAGGTTCCATTCCTCGGTCTTGTGGTAGCTTAAATGCCCCTCCTCCTCCTAACTCTTTTACTCTGCTCCTGCTCGCCGAAGCCAGTAGATCATAACAACGCCCTGCCACGGTACAGCGATATGTCTGCCGCCGAGGACGCTATGAACGCAGGGAAGGCGAAATGAATGAGTGCCACGGATGATAAGGATGCCCCTAGCTGGCGGGACTTTATGGCAAGCCTCAAGTTCTTGGAGGCCGAGGGCTACATAGAGATATTCTATAACGACAAGGGCGAGCAAATGGTAAGGATTGCCCCCGGTGCAGAGAAAGCAAGGCTATGAGTGCAGACCAAGTGGCTGACTTGCGAGAGAGATTGGCAAGAATCGAAGAGAGGCAGGTCAATCTGATTGCTGTTTTAGAGCGTCACACTAGCGAAATAGCCGAATGGACGGGGAGGATGAACGGCAAGGTCGATACCCTAGAAAGGGATGCCCACACAATCAAAACAAAGCTATGGCTAGTTGCTCTAGTGTCGGGGGCGGTATTCTCTACAATCTGGGAACTCATAAAGGTGCGTGTGTTCCCACGATAATTTGACACAAAGGAATATCAAATGGCCGCTACAAGTATAGGACTTTCTACTGTCGCCTTTGGATTAGCCGCTGAAACTGGCGTTGTTATTCAGAGCTTCTCGCTTACACAGACAGCAGAAACAACGGAAGTCTCAAAGCACAACGGCACTCACTCTGCTGTTGCGTTTTCTGCTTTCAAAAGGAATGTTAGTCTTTCTGGTAACTGTAGTGGTGCTGTTGCATCCTCTGGAATTGGTGGGACTCTTGCTCTAACTGGCAACACAACCGCAGTATCTAGCGGAACTTACTTTGTGACGGATGTTTCTTTCTCGCAAGCCGCAGATGGCTTTAACAGCTTTGACCTATCCGCAACCGCATACGATGGATTAAATACATAATATGGCCGCTACAATCATTGGAAATAGTACAGACCTAGCCTTCGGGATTGCCTCCGCACAGACCGGGATGGTGATTCAATCCATCTCTTCCTCTGCCTCGGCTGATGCAGTTGAGCTAAAGAATAAGGGTGGCGATGTTACGGCGGTAGTGTTCCGCAACAAGAAAGTCACCTACTCGGTAGAGGGTGCATACACCACCTTTAGCGGTAGCGTTGGGGCAACGATCACAGTATCCAACGGAAGCAACTATGATCTATCTGGTGCGGCCTATATTACTGAAACCGCCAGAAACCGTAGTGCAGATAACTTTGAGACAGTGTCCTTCACGGCAGTTCGATACGATGGTATAAGTTAGTTTTAACCTAGAAATCCTTATGCAAGAAAAAATCCTCTATACTCGAAACATCAAGCTCGCCTCAACCCTCGCCACATTTGGCATCCCCTTCAGAGAAAAAGAGCCAATGGCCGTCATTGAGGATGCAGACGATAACAATCGCAGAAGCGTTACATTCTTCTTCAGCGACCTTCCTAGTGGTCTTGGGGGCAAGATCGTTGATATGTGGGAAAAGGGCTGGTCGGCAATTACAAACTACGATGACCCCATAGCCTATTGCAGAGCCGTACTAGAGAACAGAGAGCGTCTATTGGACGCTATGAACAACGCCACCCCCCTAGTTAAAAAGCAGTTTGGGAAAGCTACTTTGCTTGTTAGCAAGAACGCATCCCCAGAACTACGAAAGAAATTAAGCAAATACCTATGAACCTAGACCTACAAAAAGATGAGGAGATTCTAAACAAGGCACTCGACAAATCCTTTGTCATAAACGAGAGAATGTTTAAGGGAAGCAAGGTTGGCAAGTTCACTCTGGGCACACGAATTGTAATGAACCAGATTCGTGAGGAGGCAGACACTACAGAGTTCTTTATTTGGTCTAGCCTATATTGCCTAACTCACCCAAGGTCTGAGTTAGTGAAATTGGCTTGGGACAAGGCCAAGTTTAGGGAGTCGGTTCTGAATTGGTCTGATGAATTTAATGAGGCTGATTTTATTGAGGGAGTTAAAATTGTAGACGAAATCTTTTCTGAAATTGCAGAGGCTCGTGTTCAGACCAATGGAGGGAACGACTCCCCAAAATAGTACAGCCAGCCGGGATTGCTTCGTCCGTCTGGCTATTTGCAAAGGAGTTCGGGTGGACAGCAGAGCAAGTATTGTGGGAGATGGCAGAAGTGCAACTTGTTCAGCTAGAACACGCTATGCTTGTCAATCGTGGAATTGATGTCAGAAGGCATAACTCTAACGCAGTAAATATAATTGATGATATTCTTGACGATAGACAATAAATTTATGGCTAATGTATTTAAGTTGGATACTAGGGATTTCAATAGAACTATCGATAAGTATATTGAATTGCGTAATGCTGATTTTCTAACAGAAGTTAATAGGAGAGCCGCCAACATTATTATGAAGGCGATGCAAGAAACAAAGGTTACAAACCCATTGAGAATTGAGGCCGACTTAAAAGCAACCGTGCAATCTTTTAAGAGTCCAAGGCAATTAAAAACAGGTAAAGAATCCAAAAGGAAAAAATTTAAGCCCTTCTACAAGGGAACACCAGTAGGCTATAAAATTTTTAATTGGAGAAGAAAGAATAGGCCATTAAGCCTTCGTAAGCACTTGAGAGGAAAGGGGATTGCTTGGGAGCAAATGGGAACGCAATTCGATCTATTTGTTAAAGCAACAAAAAGCTCTGTGGCATATATAAAGGCGGGATGGTTGCCAGCACTTAACAGATATAAGCAACAAGGAATCAAAATTAAATCTGATATTAAAAGAGAGCCAAGTCCTCAAACTTCGGCAGGGAAGGGATATGCCATACCAGCACAAAGAGTTGGAGATTTTCTCAAGACAACATTTGCAAATGCCGCAAATGGGGTTGGGAAAATTGGTGTACCGGCTTTGGCAAGAGCCTTTAATCGTGAAGAGCAAGATATGAAAGGCAAGATACTCGAAATGGAGCAGGAGAGGCTTAACAAGCTCCGAAGGTAATATGAGCTTCACCTTGGTTGGCGAGATTAATATTGACGGACGCAAGGGTACGATTGCATTAAAAAATATCCAGAGAGAGGCCAACAAGACATCTGATACATTCCGTAGGGCTGGCGGGAATACTGAGCGACTAGGGAAAAGCCTCTTGTCCCTCGGCCTTAATGCTGGCAAGGCTGGTTCATCCCTTGGCTCATTGGCTCGATTGGGTACTGGGGGGTTGTTTGGGGCGGCTGTCCTAGGCTCAATTAACAAATTCGGCCAAACTGTCAAGCAAGCCTCTACGGATTACTACGACTCACAGAAAGCACTTTCCTCTGCCTTTGAGACTTCTTTTAGAAGCACAAGCGTTGAGCAAGCACAAGCTGGGTTAGAAAAGACAGAGGATACGATTGAGTCTTTGCGGGGTAAGATTACCCAGCTTGGTGCATTTGGCGGGATATTGAAAGGCATCGAGAAGTTCACCGGGGTAAATCTTGGGGTTGGAGATACAGAGAGAGCATTGAAACAAGCCCAAGACCAACTCCTAGTCCAAGAAGAAATTGTTAATCTTAAACAAAAAGAAGTAGACGAAATTAAAAACATTGAGAAGCAAAGCAGATCGGCCATAAACATTTCAAAGCAGACTCAAGAAACTCTAAAATTTGTTAATGAGATGGAGGGCGGTAGGCAGATACTTGTAGACTTGGCTAAGGAAGAACTGAAACAAGCGGTTGCTTTAAGGGACGAAAATATAAAGATTCTCGACACGCTTATTGCATCTAATCGTGAGGGGAACAATAAGGAACAAATCAATGCACGAAACATAAAATCTGCTGAACTAGAACTTCAAATATACAAATCACAAAACAATGTGATTAGGGCACAGAAGGCAGAGAGGGCGGCAGATGCAAAGCGATCACAAGAGGCTGGCGGTGGTTTGTTGGGTGCAAGCAGGGCAGGGCAACAAGCCCTTGATGTGGCAAGGAAAGTAAGGGCTAGAGAGGTCAAGAAGGAAGATTTTAGAACACAAGACCAAGTATTTGAAAGGATGAAAACAGAGGAAAACATTAAGCGTAAGGCCAAGGGGTTGCCCCCAGTAACATCCCAGCAGATGAGGGAACAAGTGGCCGCACAACAAGCCGCAGGAGAGATGCCCTTATTATCTGAAAAACTTGGAGCGATGCAGGGCGGGACACCCGCAAGTCAGATCGCCGCAGAAAAAGCAAAGGGCGGTGGTGGGGCAGATATGCAAAAATCTCTACTAGAAGCAATTAAGGCATTATCAGATAAGCTCCCAGCCGCAGTAGCAACTGGATAAAATATATGGCAACAACTATTATCTCCAACATTTCCTCATTCGATTACGAGCCAGACATTACGACAGACAATGGCCGTGATGGGATTACAGCTTTTCAATTTTCTGTTGTCGGTTCGTTTTCTGCACTCAATTCCAACTTCTCTTTAGATCAAGTATTGGTTGGAGTTCCAGATCAACCACCCGGAAACTTCCGTGTTGTTCGTAGAAATATGAGTCACATAGCTGGGGATACAACAGATGGACTTTATAGGCTTCAAGTATCGGCAGAGGGCGGGACTGGGGATAATTCTCTTTTTATCCTAGAAACCAGCTATCAATACCAAAAGGAGATTGTTAGTGGGTTTGTTCAAACAATACAGCAAGATATTTCTGTTAATTATATTTGTGAATGGTTATCCCCCACAGTCACAATCACAACTAATAGCCAAACCGAAGATGTCACAGCAGTTCAAGATAGGGTTCGGGGTCTTGTTGCAAGCCAGCAAGTGCAGATTATTAGGAATAAGCCAGATCGAAGTGCGGTTATCGGCACAGTTCAATATCCAGTATTTGGGCCGGGCATAGATGTGAATGCAATCAACATCGTGGGTTCATCAGTTGAAACCGCTGGTGGATTGTTTAGGGTTAGGGCATCGGCCACTAAAGGCCAAATGCAGTTATCTCTATGAGATCGGGAACTGGAAGTTCTTTTTCTAAAGTTCCAGTATTAGCTGATACTGGGCTAATAACAAAAACCTACCTACACGACCTAGAGGCGGCAGTAAAGCAACGAACCCCAGTAGCAGGGGCGAATATCGATATTAAGGTAACTGATGGGAGCTATGTAATATCGGCAACGGCGGGTGCTTTGGTTGGGGGGGGTGTGGCTGGATTTAGAGAGATAACTCTGACTGTCTGCTCTAACGGAACACCCGCCACAATCACGGTCTTGGGCAAGTAATTGACAAGGGCATAGACTAAAGTGAACGCTCAAGAGCTATTTCTGGATGTATCTAGTGGCAGATTCTTGGATGGTGAGAGTGCTATTCCAACCATTAAGCCTTCATTCTTTTCTGATGAACAAAAGAGAGTCAATATTTCTGTATTAAAAGTAAAAAATAATAAAGTTTCTTCTGTAACACCATCACCAGACAGCAAGTTTAGGTTTAGGCTTGGAACGACTACCTTAAAACTTGCGGATGCAACAAGTGTTACCAGCACTCCTCCGACCTTGTTCACGGCAGTTGGAACGGTATCAACTCTTTCTTCTTTGCAAGCAAAGGGGCAATCTACAATAGTCACATATTCACCAACTACAGCAACCCTAGAGGCTATTGTCGTTACCTTCCCCGTTGTTACTGGAACATTTCAAGCAAAGATTGATTATACCGCACCAGTTACAGCCACGATTACTGCGGGCATTTCATCGGTAACATTACCGACAACATTTAGGTCTGTAAAAACAATACCAGTTCCATCAGATTTCTTGCCAAAGTATAGAGACAATGTTGTTTTAACTTTTACTACCCTTCTCAATTCACCTGTCACAGCAACATTTTCTGCAACAATTTCTGGTGGAACGGTTACAACTATATCCATAATCAATGATGGGTTTGGTTATTTGAATGGACAATATGGGCTTTCATTTTCTGGCGGCTCTCCATCGAGTGTTGCTTCAGCATTTGCGGTTGCCTCTGGCGGCGAGATTTTATCAGTAACGATTGAAAGTGGTGGAAGCGGTTATTCATCAGCTCCAGCGGTAACTATGTTTCTGCCAGCAAAACAAGTCACTCAAATTATTCCAAGCAATTTGATTTCTTCTGGTGGGGTTACTGGCACAATTTTCAAGTGGGGTCAGTCTGTATCCACATCATCAAGAGTTGAGTTGAATTTCTCTGCACTAGACAATGTTTCTACCCCCACAACCAATTCAGTTCCATCAGCATTTCTTACATATATTGAGCCATTTGATTCGGATTTTGGTAAGTGGAAATTAAATTTTGTGAGTGGTGGTTACGGATATTCTCAAGTCCCAACAACAACTCACGATCCCGCCTTTATGATTTCAAGGGGCTTTTCTTATAATGTGGCAGGAGCATCGGCAGGATTGGCCGCAGATTATTCTCGTGGAGAGGTTTTTTTCGCATCATCAGAATCAAGTAGTTATAGCACAACAACAAGGTCTGTTGTAGTAATCAATGGTGGAATGTTGCCAGCACAAAGAGGTTTTGGGGATGACCGCCCCTTGTGGTCTCTTGGTTCTCTTTACCCTACTTTTGCCACCGAGGGCGGCTATCGTTTAGCGTCAGTAGAAAGCATACAAGCCTTAGGCTTTGCAAAAGAGGTCCTACAATCTCCAGCACCATCAGCCCTAGTTGGGGCAAGCAAGTTTATTGGCATTCCCGCTAGGAACAAAAGAAAGAGAGCCTCTGTAAGAGACACCGCAATTAATTACGACAGCTTTCCATTTGTTCCAATTACTAATTCTAATAAAGAAAATCAATCCTACTATGTTGTTGCTGACCCGCAGACATATTCTCCAACTAAATATGCTATTGGAATAGTTGAATATGCTCCTTTAGACACAACCGTGCAAGTCAATCAGTACTATGCCGATAGGAAAGTAATCTCATCTTATGGTGGTGGAGTATTCAATCCAACAATTACTTGGCTAGACTTTGGCGAAGGATATACAGATAAATCAGCTATATCGCTTGTTCCAATATCTAGCCTTGAAAATAATCGCATCTTTTCACAGCAATTTAATTCGCCTGTTTCCGTTGTTACAGGAAAAAGCTACGGATTCTACCCAAGTGCATTTTCAAAGTTTCCAACGATAGTTACTGCATTTGAAGGCAATCAAGTGTCCTACAATGTAAGTGACGGCGGGCTAGGCTTCAACAATAGCGGCCTAATTAGGTTTGATGGTCAGTCTGTAACTGGAGGGGTTACGGTTGTTTCTCTTACAAACATTCCTCAAAACTATATTGATGGAGAGTATGACTGCACGGTTGCAACATCTCCATCTGGAAACACAGCCAAGGTATCAATTTATGTAAGCGGAGGTTCGGTTGTTCCATTTATTAAGGATACTGGATTTGGTTATTCAACTGCACCAATCGTCACCGCACCATCCCCTAATAAGGAGTCTGGGCAAATTACCGACATCGTTGTTATTACAAGACCACAAGGATACTCGCTCGACACATTACAATATCTTTCGATTGCCAATTCTTCTGTATGCGGAGGTAATGCAGTAGCCTATTTCACCACAAATTCCGATAACATTACCTCGGTGTTTATTGATAATCCCGGCTATGGATACCAGTCTGTTCCCTTAGTTACTGCCCCATCCCCAGACTTGGCCTCAAAAAATGGATTCATAAGCTCGATCAATTTAACCAATCAGCCCAAGGGATATATTGTTGGGCAAGAGTACGATCTTCAAATTCAGAACAGCCCAACTGTTAGCGGTTCTGCGGTTGCCAAGCTCATTCGTTCAGATGAAACTAGATTTGATGTGTCTATTATTAACTCTGGATATGGCTACACCTCTGCCCCAGTAATTACAGCCCCAGCACCAGACGCACCGCAAGGGATATTGAACATTGTTTCCGTGACCACGCTAGGCCGAGGCTACGCACCCGGAACATATAACTGCACCGTGGACAAAGCCCCGGGTGGAGAGACAACGGCCATCGTTAATTTTATTTCTGAATCTCCAAAGGTGGGAAGGTTTGAGGTTGTTGATGCTGGCAGGGGTTATGTGGTTGCTCCCGCAGTTGTTGTTCCTACGCCAGCGGGAAATGTGTTGAATCAAATCACCATATCTTGCCAAGGCAATTACTACATCAACAACACGGCTAATTTTGTTATTTCTGATGGCTCTGGACAGGGGCAAGAAACTGGAAGCTCAATCCTTGATTCTGGAAAGATACTTGGGGTTAATGTTCTTAATGGTGGATATGGATTTACAAATAATCCAACGATTGTGTTCACGCCCCCAACCGCACCAGTTGTTGCAACTATCCCAGAATATGTAATCCAAGGCGATCTAAACATTACCACGGCCTCGGCCAACGCCATCCTATCCACAGCCACCCAAAGAGACATTCTTATGGAAGTCTATGAGACGGACGGAACGAATGAACAAGTAGTGGCTCAAGCCACAGTCAGTCTAGCCAAGCGAGTTTTAGAATAGCCTTGGGGCTAATGCCCTAAAGAAATCCTTATGGCTAAAGTCCTACACGCTAGTTACAGCGGTTATTTTCCTTATTGTATTTTGCCATATCAAGAATCAGTATTCTTTCCATTTGTATCTAGGGTTAGCTTGACTCAAGCGATGAGTCTGTTTTGGAGAGTCAAGAAGATGCGTATTTCTGGGACTTATCAAACTCCTCCACCAAATCAAGAAACTCGAAGCTGGGAGATGATCGCCGAGTCAGCCGCTAACGATGAGTCTAAACTTGTATGCAACCCGGGTATTGTAATTACATCTACCCATAACATAGTAAGCCAACCCGCCCCGCCAGCTTTTGGATTTACTGATTATGTCCAATCTTCGGGTGGTTTATTTGTCGCACCATTCGTAATTTCTGGATACTTTGCAGACACACAAGAGGAAGGTTTTAGTTATACCAATCCCGCACAAAGCGGCACAAAGACGCTTTCCATAGAGGGAACAACACTAACCGGGGAGGATGCTGGGACTGGGACACAACTAGAAGTTTTAGAGTATTGGCAATACAACCCTTGACACCCCCTCCCTTATTATGGAACAAATCTTAAGCTTCGTTCAGTCTCAAGATGTGTTTGCTTGGGTGGGTGCTTTGGTTGCCCTTCTCTCTGCCGTGATTGCAATCGCCTCTCTTATCCCCGGTGACGAGCCAGAGAATACCTTGCAGAAGGTTGTGGATTTCTTGTCCAAGTTTTCTAGGAAATAAAAGATGTGGGAGGCCATTCTCGCCTCGCTTGCTGGTGTAATTGGAATCATCGCTTGGTGGACAAAAAATCGTGCAAAGACCCGCAAGGAAAGAGACGATGAAGAAATTGCTTACAACCGCCGCCTCCGTGATTCGGAAGTCGATTCTTGGATTCACCGCCGCTAGTTTGATTTGTGGGTGTGCAACCACCCGCCCCTACGACATTGGGCAAACGCCACACCAAGACTCGATCTCGGACTTCATTATGCGATGGGACAAGCTCGACAGAACGAAAGCAACCCCAGAAGAATACAGACAGCTTTTTGGGCAAGCACTCAAAACGATATCTCGACTCGTGGAGGAAAATGAAAAACTCCGAAAGAGGCTCGACCAATGACGATTCGGGAGGCGGTGGAGAGGTCAAGAGGCCACATCGAAAAGTGCGAGCCTAGTTTCGGTAAGAGGGTAGGGGCTTGGTACTCCGAGTTGATGAGCAAAAAGATTCCAGTTTTGATCTATTGTTCGGTGCGTACCCCCCAAGAGCAAGAGGAGCTATACAGCCGTGGACGAACGAAGCCCGGAACCAAAGTCACAAACGCTCGCGGGATACCCCCGCAATCGCTCCACATTGACCAAGGTAAGGGGAGTCACGCAATAGACTATGTCCCCCTATCCCGCACCCCGACTGGCAATCTATTGGCCTCTTGGGACGATGACCAGACCTATTCGATCTGCCAGAAGATAGCCGAGAAACACCAGCTCCGACATCTTGATTGGGAACAACCTCATTTAGAGGATAGCACCATCTCTGGTTGGCGGGAATTAGTCTCCCCACAAAAGCAACAAGTGAATAATCAAAAAGTTTCTCTAGTCAGTAAGCGTCCGTGGTCTAGCAGATAAAAGGATGACATCCGAACAAGGCGTGGAGAAAGCAACTCAAAAACATTTTACAAAAAAACACGAACTCCATTTAACGACTTTGCAAGTTGCGGCAGTCGAATCGATGGAGAAGAAATACAAGCGGGGAGTCGAGGAAAACGAAGGAACGAAGTTATGGGAAATGCCCACGGCTCGATTGGTAGAGGAGGCAATAGCGGAGGCAACCGATCAAATGGTCTATCTACTTTCCCTTCGCCAGCAAATGCATATAGTGATGGAGCTTGCGAGGGATGGGTGCACCGATGAGACATTGACAAACCCAAGAGCAAGAGAGTGTTGCCATCTTATTTACACAACTCTTACAGGACAATCTAAACCTCAAATATGAAGCCAATAAAGTTTGTCGCTTGTGGCGATATCCACGGCGATGAACAAGATGCTCCCTCGGTAAAAGCCCTGCTCTCTTTTACCAAGGAATACATCGGCAAGGATGGTGGGCTAGTCGTTTGCATAGGTGACCTCTGGGATTTCCGAGCCATTCGCAAGGGGGCAGGGGATGAGGAGCAAGCATCTAGTTTGCAGAAAGATTGGGATGCAGGGGAGGAATTTATTAGGGAGTTTTTTTCGTACGGAGATGAGAGAATATTTCTGCGAGGCAACCACGATGAACGCATATATGACTTGAGCCGTAACTCTCGAAGCGGAATAGCAAGGGACTACGCCAACGATGGGATTGAAAACATTGAGGCGATTATGAAAGAGACAAGGGGAAGAATGTTCCCCTACGATTCCGTTGCTGGCATCTACAAGTGCGGGACGCTCTCATTTGCACACGGCTACGGCCACGCTATGCACTCCGCAAAGCAACACGCAGATGCTTATGGGGATGTTATCTTTGGACATACTCACGCCATTGATTATTTCCGTAGCGTCTCCATAGACAGCCGATCTGGATGGAATATAGGTTGTCTTACCGGGCTACGGCCAGAGTATAATAGAGGACAGCTTCGCCGCCTCCGTTGGCAAAATGGCTGGGCTTATGGAATGATTTATCCCGACAAAACCCACGATGTTTTTCAAGCTAAAAAGAGAGGCAACAAATTCCACCTACCCACAAACATAAAATCGTTTTGATATGAACCAACGAAATCCTTGGCAGAAACTTCTGCAAGAACACATCCAAAATAAAGAATGCCCTCCACGACCAGAGGGCTTTAAGACTCGTGAAGAAATAATGGAATTGATGGGCAAGAAATCCAGTTCGATTGACCGCATTCTTCGTGAGCTACTCGATAAAAAGAAATTGGAGGTTCGGAAAATTCAAGTGATTATTACGAGCAAAAAGGGTTTGAGAATCTTTAGATGGATAAAAGCCTACAAAATCCTACCTAGTAAGTAGCGTATTTATAGGTGCTTACAAACAATCGTAAATAAACCCTTGACAAGTTGTAGGGGTGTGATAGTGTGTGGGTATGCAAGAAACAACAAAGACAACCGAACTCGCCCCGGTTAAAGCGGGCAGAACAAAAGGCAACATAGTTAAGGTTCTTGGCTTTGATGTGCGAGTTGGCACAAAGCGTCACGAAAAGTTGGTTCAGTTAAAAAACAGACTTGATGATTTGAACACCAGCGAAACAGAAGTTGTTGTTTTTACTGGTTCACGAATCTTGTCTGGTGGATATAGATAACCCCCAACCAAGAAAGAAATAAATCCTATGACAACAACTAACACCCTGCGTGATTCACAGAAGTTTGATAACCTCGTAGAGGATTTTCTTAACCCTAACGACAAAACTCCATCGCCAATCGGAGAGCTTTGCCGCAAGGGTAAGAAAGTTTTTTATGCCTTCTTCGATGGCATTTACTACGAAGCACCCACCTCCTTGCAAGTTGCCCAGAAACTCGCAACCAAACACATCGGGAAATAACCCTCAACCAAGAAAGAAAAACCAAATGAACAAAATCCTAATCGCATACATCATCGGCCTAGTAGTAGGTGCTGGCTCAACTCTTTTCATAGTTGAGCAACTCCTAAAATAAGGCTTTACACAACCCCACGAAATCCCTACAAAAAAAGAATGACATCCTTCCCACTCCCAGCAAGGCCACAGGCCTCCGCAATTCCAGCATCCCACATTGAGTTCAAAAAAGATACAGCCATCGAAGGCAAGGCGAATGGATGGCGTGGATTGTTTCATCAAAAGACTGGCATCGGATATAACCGTCACGGAAAGATTGCATCCAACCATAACCTAATGGTTGAGCGTCTTTCCAATGCTGGCATCAAAGCACCCTACATTGACTGCGAGATTATGGGGCAACGCACCAAGACCGGCAAGGGAACAATCATAGTGATGGATGCATTCGACCCCGCCAACCCCAAGCCTTATGCCGAGAGGATGAAAGAGATTGAACACCTCGAAGCCGTCACCTTTGATATTCCAAACAATAAACTCCTCCGCTTTGTTCGCCTTGCCCACCACAAGATAAATGCAATCTGGGAGGAGATGAACTTCCAGAACAACAAAGCTGGCGAGGTTATCTGGGAAGGCTTTGTGATGAAGGCCACGGATGATGGCAAGTATCCCTTTATCACCAACCCCAACTACTGCTCACCCGCTTGGCAGAAGCAGAGGATACGCTGGTGATCTTTGGCCTTCTGGTTTTTATAGGGCTTGTGATTCTGCAGGGGGTGAGGCTCTTTGCAAAGCACATTGACCAGCAGAATTACGAGAGGCGAAGATTCTATTTGAGCGTTGCCGCCGACCTTGACCGACTAGACAAAATGATTGCCGAGGGCAACCAGCCAAAGCAACCAGAGCTAGTCTTACCAACAAAGAACTGGGTGGGGCGTAACTAAAATGAAGCTCACACCATCTGCCAAGTTCGAGCTTCTTTGGAAGAGTCTTGGTGGGTGGGGGCTGTTAAAGGAATACAAGTTTGTGGAGGGCAGAAGATTTAGATTCGACTACTATCACATCGAGGGCGTAGCCATTGAGCTAGAGGGCGGTGTGTGGAGCAGGGGCAGACACACGAGGCCAACCGGGTTCTTGAATGATATGGAAAAATATAACCTCGCCGCCTCGATGGGCATCCTAGTTTTCCGTGTGCCTTCCCACGACATAAGCACCAAGTGGCTTTCCCCTATAATCAAAACCATAAACGAAAGGACAAAAAAATGAGTGATTGTGTACCAAGGTATCCCAAACGCCTTGAAGGAGAAACCCTAGAAGAATGGGTGACGAGAGTGGATGGCCCGATTCCAGACACGCTCTACGACCAGACGCACGATTTAAGATGTTTGAATTTGCCAGTCAGAGGAAGCAGAGAAGATCGTGAGTCGCTAGGTGACTACGACTACAACCAACAACCAATAAGGAGAATGAAATAATGAGTGATAACCAATTAGTAATTCAGAACGGCAACGGAGTCTCAACCCATATTCGTCAAGCGACTGATGTGGCTGGGGCTTGTCGAGCCATAGTAAAAGAAACTTGCCAACGAATCGGCCAAAAGGATTATGTCCGAGTTGAAGGCTGGCAAGCAATCGCAGTAGCTCACGGATGCGTGGCCTCTGCCAGAGATGTCGAGCGTCTCGAAGATGGCTATCGTTGCATCGGTGAGGTGAAGCGTATGGACAACGGCCAAGTCATATCGAGTGCCGAGGGGTTCTTGGGTGATGATGAGCCGATGTGGGCAAGCCGCCCAATCTATGCCAAGCGTGCCATGTGCCAGACCAGAGCAATCAGTAGGGCTTGTCGCTCTGCCTTCGCTCATATCGTAGTGTTGATTGATAAGAGTCTATCCACCACCCCAGCCGAGGAAGTTCCACACGGCGGGTTCGAGGATATAAACACGGACAAGTATGAGCCAGCACCGAAGCCAGTTAAGCTAGACACGGTTAAGTCTGACTCGATCAGCAAGGCAGACTTAGCCGACATCACGGCCAAGCTTAACGGAGTTGCGGTCAAGACGAATGGCGGTGAGCCTAGAGATATGGAATTAAAGTTCGGTAAGCATAAAGGCTCAACGCTACGGCAGATCGCCGCCTTCGGAAACAAGGGCTTGGATTATTTGGAGTGGTTGTCGAAGCAAGACCTCAAGCCCGGTGCAGATGGTAAGCCCTATAAGAACGACATCATTCGCAACGAGATCATAGCGGAGATTCTTGCGGAAGCAGATGCCATAGCGAAAGGAAATCCCAACGATGAAATCCCATTCTGATCAACTCCAAGACATCATCAACGATGCGATGAGTAAGGCCGCCGCCCTCGAAAGGGAGCGGTGTGCCGAACTTGTCCAACGATTAGCAGACGGAACGGAAGATCAAGTCATCCAAGACATTCTCAATGAGGTTGTCGTAGCCCTGCGGAGGCTCGGATGAGCGTTGATGTCGATGTTCCAAAGCTAAAATGGTCAATGCTTGAATGGCATACAGCCAAGGAGAATCCCAAAAAAGATGAAAGAATACTTATGGAATCTGGCGGTGTGGTCTTTAGCGGTAGGTATCTCGATGGTCGCTTTGTGTGTGCGTTCGGCGAGGTGCTTAAAAAGGACATTCGGCTCTGGTCAAGGTGGCCGACTGCACCCAAATGGTAGCTTTCCTTTCATCCATAGGGAGAGTTTTGTGGGACTTATTCATCATCGGTTTAGGGTGCTTCAGTCTCTATCTCACAATTCTATTCGTGAGCGGCCTATTGTGGGATTTGGGAAAAGATATTCTAGAAAGGATTAAAAAGAAATGAAATTATATTGTGTAATTGATGGCGAATCATATCCAGAAGGAGCACCAGATGGAATATTTGAAAGTCTTGAAGATGCCAAAGTCTACATTTTAATTAAAGTAGATAACCCAGAGACTAAACGTATTTACGAGTACACGCTAAACAGGGACGGATATGAGTTTGTTTTCAATAATTTAGGAGAGAAAATAAAATGAGCGTTAAAAGATTAAAACTGGTGGACGAGTTCCACGCAATCGTCTCTAGGCGGTTGAAGGAATTGTTTAAGGACTTCGACCACGCCAAGCGTGAGAACTATAAGGACATCATCAGTCACCTAGACTACAGCCATCGTATCACTAAAGAGCTATTGGATAGGGCAAAGAAATACCAGAAGCGGGATGCGGAGGCCAAAAAGAAATGAGGCGGGACTCTTTCTGGTTTCCATTCGAGCCTAACCGCTGGCTGGCTAATGAGAAGCTGGCATTGGTAAGCCTTGCCTCTAAAGGGCTATGGATTCACCTATTGTGCCTTATGTATAAGGCCAACGCCGGCGGCAAGCTAACCATCAACGGACACATACCCACCCCCGAGCAGATCAGCAGAATGGTTGGGCAAGATGCTAAGCCTTTACTGCAAGAGCTTGAGGTTGCTGGGGTTTATGAGTTAAAGGATGGGGCAATCTATCACGGAGGAGTGGCCTCTGGACTGGCAAAGATGGAGGAAAGATCGGCTGGATATGCACGAAGGATGACCCATAGATCGTCCATCTATGTACCATCTATGAACCATCTATGTACCAAAGATGAGCCATCTATTGTATATAATAATAGTAATAGTAATAGTAACAATAATAGTAAGATAGATAACAAGAAAGAGAGAGAGGGCTTACGCCCTACACTCGCTGAATGGATTGCCTTTGCTAAAGAGATCGGATGGAGGCAGACGGACGCAGAGTCGGCTTTTGATTATTACGAATCGAACGGATGGAAAGTCGGAGGCAAGGCATCGGTTAAGGACTGGCGAGCGTGTGCCAGAAACTGTCAGAGACGGAGCAACCAACAACCAACGAAAGGAAACAACCAACCAATGAAGAAACCAATCAAATCGGGGTGCGAATCCCCACCAACCTATAAATTAGCTGGATTCAACACCCATAGTGACTGGGTAGAAGCGGGGTGTCCGTGAACTACCCGCAAGAAATGGTTTTAGCCGCCACAATTCACCGGATTAAGCTATGCGAGGACAAATTGCGTGAGTTTGAGCAAATTGTAAGCACACTAACCTCTACAATGGCACAGAATCGAGCGGAATTGGCCTCAAAAGGGCTTGAAAAGTTCGTAATAGGGGTAACTACCCCACTAGACATCCCAAAAGAGCTTATTCCGACTCGTGGAAAGGATGGAGCAAGGCGAAATCGTGAATACTCGACAGTTAAGAAGCGATGGACGCTTTGGAAGCACCAACTCGATAGCGGAATGTCGATGAGCGAACTTGCAAGAGCTTGGGGAGTTCACAGAACAACCATAATGAACGCAAAGAGCCGTAACTTTGCGGTTCGCAAGGCCAAAGGAGGCTCAAGATGATCGCT